CACATCTGGTTGTGTTTGTCTTAAATGATCTCTAAATGCTCTAGCATCTCGCGCTAGAAAATAATTGTCAACAAATTCTCTGATTGATTTTGAATCAGTTTCTCCGTTAACAGAGGTTAATGTATATTTTAATCTTGTAGAGGCTTCAGGAGAAGCATTTCTATTTATCTTTTTTAATCCTTTTAATTCTCTTTCGATTTTCTTTTCGTCATGACCATCTAAAAGTTTATATGTAATTGAAGTATTACTATGAGGTAATGTAAAACTAAACTCATTTTTTCCATCTATCATATCAGAACCATCAAATGGCTTATTTTCTAATTCTGAGAGGTTAATTTCTTCAGTTTTATTATTAATTGTTACTTTATAATCTGCTCCATACCCTAAGATTCTTGTAGCAATCATTACTGCATTTTTATCTCCTATAATTAAATCTTTTGAATTAATTTTAGAAATAATTACAGAATCTATTAATTTATCTAATACTGTGCCATTTTCGATATATGCTTGGTTAGATAAAATATCTTCTTCCTTAGCGGTCATATATTTTATTTCTATTTTACCACTAGAAAGGGGATTGTCTTTTGAGTATACTAAACCTTTTGAGGGTAATTCTACTTCTTCAGTTGGGAATTTAAATTCAGCCATAATCTTTATTTAGTTAAAACGTTTTTATCGTTGATACATATTAAAATAAAAAAAAGCTTGACCAAAGCCAAGCTATTTTTCAAAATATATGAAGGGTAAATGTATTAGAAATTAAGTATACAATAATCTGGTTGAACAGCCATTGTAAGTTCTTGAGCAGCATTTTCAGTATCCCAATTAAAATCTCCAAAGTTAGCTGATGTAATTAAAGCTCCTTTAACTATCCATTCAGATACGATATCACCTACAGGTCCTAATACGTTTATAGTTAAATCTTTTTTATAGAAATCACTATATCCATCTCTACCTGTTACTGATTCGTGGTGTAATCTTACCCATTCCATAACAGCTTGAGCGCCTGAAGGGGTAATAGGATCAAATAATGTAAATTCAATTTCTCCCCAAGTTGTTTTACCTTTTACAAATCTTTGAACGTTGATATGATTTAAAGGTACTGTTCCTTGAGTTAATGTTACAGCTCCTACACCTTTCATTATATAAGATGGAAAACCGTCTATATATAAGATGAACCTATTCTTTTGTTTTGGTTCAAAAGCTGTGAAAAATATTTCGTTTGGATCTAATACTGCCATTTTTATGTATGTTTTTTATCTATTATAAATATTCAATTTTTTAATTCTTATGCTGGAAATGTTGCTCCAGTTGGTAATACGTTGAAATCAAGTATAACAAATTCAGCTGTTCTAGTTGGTTGAATAAATATTTGACCAAGTAGTTCATTTCTATCAATAACATCTGGTGTGTTATTACTATCATCCATTACTACTTTAAAAGCGTATAATCCTTGTCTTTGTTGTACTGATTCTAAGTATGGGTTAACTTGTGTTAAGAAGTTATTTCTTGTTGAAATAGTATTTTGTTCAAATACTAAATTATCAGCTACTTGAGAAATATATCCTTTAAGTTGTATTAATAATCTTCTAACATTTATTCTATCTAGAGCACTTGCTCTTTTTTGTAATGTTTTCTGACCAAATACTACTACTCCTTGATTTGGGAATGAAGCTATTGGGTTAACATTTGCCTCATATAAAGTATCTCTTTGACTTACTGTTAATTTTCTTTCTGCACGAGTAACTTGACCTAATCCTCCTCTAGTAATACCTGCTGGTGCGAACCATGGTTCACTTGAAGCATCTGTATAAGCCATTACTCCTGGGACCATTGTTGAAGCTGGTATCCATACTAATTCTCCTGTATTTGGATCTACTGTTTGTATCCATGGCCAGTATGTTGCTGTATAGCTATTATCAAATCCTGCTGCTCCATCTGTTACAGTTGCAATTTGTGCATTGTATTCAACTAAATCAATTATTGCCATATTATCACCACGTGCAACAGAATTATTAACTAATGCTGTAATTTCCGAAGCATGACCCGTAGAAGCGTTTATTAAACCTGGAGCCGATATAATGTTATATTGATATTCATCTTGATTAGATAATAAGTTAATTACGTTAGTATAACATGGACCTGTTAAACCTTGTGAATCTGTTCCATTAATATCTTCATAAAAATTCATTTTACGAGTAGTACTAACATTTTTACCTGTTGCATCACCAAATGATCCTGATTGTACTTGTGGAAGTGATCCTGTATATTCATCTTTAGCAACTCCGGCATTATTAAAATATTGTGGAGTTTTGTAATTTACTTGTTTTACTCTTACATATCTTGATCTATTAGTATAAGATCCTGATTCTTGTATAAAATATTGACCTCCATCTTCACCTAATGTATTATCTATATCTCCAATTACTTTAGAAATATAATTTGAAGATTGTGGATCTAATGATACGTTATTATATTGTTCTAAAACAGTTTGTTGTGCTGTTCTATCATCTCCTCTACGAATTACTAAACTGAATTGTCCTGAAGCTGTATTTACTTGAGGAACTTCCCATCGTATGTTATATTGAGATCCAGATAACATTGCTCCACCAGCAATCTCTGTATCACCAACTGGAATTGCTGTGTTGTTCATTATTTCCCCCTCTGAAAGAGTTTCTAAAACAAACGGATCTAATAATTTTGTTGGATCATCAGCTACACCTAAAGCAGTCATTGCTGAACTTGTTGCTGCAGAAAAAGATCCAGTAACTACACGAGTTACTAACATCGATAAACCTCCATTTTGGAAGTAATTATTTACCGCAATCGAAGTTAAGTATGAATAAGTATTAGATGCACTTATTATAGTTGCATCAAATAAAGCTAAATATTCACTATATGATGTAACTATAGTAGGGATATTTACAGGTCCTAATGCTGTTGGGCCAATGATAGCTGCGCCAATTGCTTGTGGTCCCGAGGTGATTTGGGATTGATCATTTTCTCTTGCTAGTACACCGGGAGATAATAAAGTTTCTGCCATTTCAATATGTTATTTTAATATTATTTTTATTATAAATATTAAAATCCTTTTCAAAAAACTAATTTGTTTTAGTAAATTCTTCTTTTCCTAAATCAATATTTCCTTCTCCATATTTTTTTGTTAACTCTTTTGCTAACTCATTTTCTTCTTTCTGTAAGTCATCTAGTTGGTTTTCTAAAGTTTCTGTTTTCTTTTTTAAACCATATTTTGCAATATGAACTTGACCTAATGAATATGAAATTTGATTTCCTTTATTTTGAATTTCCTTTAATTTTGCAACTTCTTCTTTTTGTAACTTTTGGATTTCCATAATTTAATTATTTCGTTAATAAATATACAATTTTTAATTAAAGATTATTTTTTACTATATTTTTTTAAAATAATCCCATCTTTTTAAATTACTTATTGTTAATTTTTTTATTTCAGGAGTTATTTCTGGGTTATTTAATAATTTTACCCATAATTCTTGGGCTTTTTGTCTTTGTCCTGTATACCATATAGTAAATGCTTCTTGAACTAATAAATTTATTTTTCCTTTATATCCTACATCTGTTCTAGTTAAAGTATTATATTTACATACATTTAATCCTAAAGTAGCATACATTAAAGCTTCTTTCCATGCTTTTTCATTACTATAAAGTATACTTAATAAATAATAGGCTTCGGGTCGTTTAGGAGAATGTGTAATAGCTAAATATAATTGTTGTTTTTCATACCACGGTCTTCTTTTTTGCTCATGTATTGTAGAATAAGTCTTTAATATACATTCATACTCTAAATCTTTATCATTAGTTAATTCAGCACACCTTAAATAATAAGTATGAGCACTAGCATAATGTTTTATTTTTTCATACTCATAACCTAAAAGAAAATTTAGTTCAGGATTTTCAGGATCTTGAATATATTTATTTAGTTGGAATTGTATTTTTTTTTCTTTAATCATTTTTAAATTCTGTTATATAATCTAAATCCTTTAAAACAGATTTAGGCATTTTTAAAATATAAGCAGCATTATCTACAAATCCAAAACTAAGTAAAAGGTTATTATCTTTTTCTGCTAAACCACAACAAAATTCAATTTGGCCCCCCATAAACTTAAAAGGTTCTGATATCTTTACATAATTGAAATCTTTATCCCAAAATATAAACCTATGATTATAAGATGCATCTTTCCAATTGTTTTCATTATTCCACCAATGAGTTTCATGAACACAACAAACATAATATTCTCCTAATTTAATTACTTGAGATCCTCCTCTTAAACTTAAAGGTGCTTTTAATTTATTTTTAGTTTGATTTTTTAATGTTATTTTTTCTTGTTTATTTATTACTTGTTTACTTGAAATAACATCTATAATTCCTTCTTGTGCTTTATGTTTTACTGGATTATTAATATCTACTTTATATACAGATGTAGGGTTTGACCAATTTACAAAGTGGTAAGGTTTATCTATAATAGGCATCCAATTTTTTTCTAAATGGGTAAAAGTAGGTGGATTAATTCTATTTCGAGTTACTTCTTTATATTTACCATCTATATATTGAATTTCACATAGTTCCATTCTTCCCTCTCCATCATCATTTACATCTCTCCTAACACCACAAATATATAATTTATCTTCCCATTTAAAAATTCTACCATCTTCTAATCCAATAAAATCCCAAATTGGAGTTATATCATGTATAGAAGTATCTATTAAATTATAATCTTGGACATATAATGAATCTGGGTCTAATTTACAAAGATAATTACCTGTTATTAGCTTACAATCATCTTCTGGATTTAAATAAGCTAAACAACCCCAACCTGAATTAAATTTTTGATTTAAAGTACTATGGTATAAAGTATAATGTACATGCCTTATATTACATAATACATCTCCAAACTCATCAATAAAAATAGAAGCATTACATAACCCATTTCCTCCAACTAACTCTGCTGGTATTAGTAAAGGAGTTAATTTTCCTCCCTTTTTAATTGATAATTGTGATAAATTTTTTAACATATTATCTATAGTGAGATCCTCCTACCCATAACACAAATGATTTTCTAACACCTTTAGTTACAGGAGTAACTCTATGCATCATATATGAAGGGAAAATAAAAACTGAACCCTTACCTCTAAATGCTGTAGTTATACTATCAGCTCCACCCCATAGTTCTAGATTACCACCTTCATATTCATCAGGTTCAGATAATTGAACTGTAATAGAAACTTTGCGTTTAGATAACGCACCAGGTCCTATATCTTGATGCCAATCATAATGACCTTCATTTGTATCATGATATTCAGTAAATTGTATTGGTTCAGGAAGACTATATAAATCAAATCTCCATAATACTTTATTAGCTTCTTCTATATACCCAGCTAATTTTTCATATAACCACACCCATTCAGTATCTTGAGGAATCCATCTTATTTTAGATTTTCTAACTTCATTATCACCAGCAACAGTAGTAGCTTTATTTAAAGTTAGTTTTTTAACTCCTTTATTTATTTTTTGAAGTTCTTTGGTATTAAACCCTTTACTATAGTAATAGTAATTTTGGGAATCATTTTCTTCTTGAAGAAAGTTGTAACTGTTTAACATAACTATTTTTATTATTAATTGGTTATAGTCTTATGACCACAATATAGTAACTTATAATGTGTAATCCAAATAATTAATAAGAAAAAGTTAATGTTTCACCATTATTACTAAATTCTAATTGTGAATTTATACTTGATGATATTGAAGCTTTACTACTATTAACAGAACCTGTTATCCAAGTAAAAACTGTTTCTTCAAATTCAGGGGTATTTTCGTAATTTATAAAATTATATTCATCATTTATATCAGAAATATCTAAAGTAACATCATTTGTTGCTGTGTCACTGAAGCTACCACTATTACCTTCTATATGATAATTTATTTTGTATATTATATTATTATAAGAACCACTATTTGGTATAGCTTCCATTGATGAAATTGATTGTGTATATGATATAGCCATAATTTATTTACTTTTTATTAAGAACCGTAAGTTATTGATGTAGCATTAACAAAATCTTGTTCTCTTCTATATACTCTGTATGCAACTCTTATATAAAATATAGCTGATGTTGGATTAACAGTTGTATTTGTTACTGTTCTTACATAAAGACTACGATTCATTGTTCTTTGACTTTGATTATTAAGAATATTATAAGGTAAGTTTTGTGTATATTCCGTTCCTTGTTGTACCCAACAAGGTCTATTATACATTACAATACTAGATACATTTGTAACTGTAGCTGGGGCAGTCCATAGGGTAGGGAAATTACCTGTTTGAGAAAAGCTTGATTCGTTTTCATACATATTAACTTCCCAAGCTTTTTCTGCTCCATTAGTACCAGTGGAAGAAAAGCTTGTTGAACCTTGTGTTTTGAAAAAAGCAATATGCTCAGGATTTATTAATGTGTTAGATCCAAATGTATTTACAAGTTTTTTTGGTGGTCTAGAAGTACTGTCTCCTAACATATTAAGCCACGCATTAGGATTCATTTTTATAACAACAAATCTTAAGTCTTCTAAAACCTTACCATTAGCAGAAAAAGCAGCAGTAGTTGTTTTAATACCCGTTGAAGCCGCTCCACTTCCTACTTTACCTGGGTATAAGAAATTACCTTGTCCATAATAACCAGCTTTTATATATCTGTCTGAGTCTGATGTAGTACCCGCAGCTACAAAAAAGTTTTGTTCGGATGTTGGTCCTATATTTAATTCATTTCTTGCTCTAAGTGTACCATTTACGTCCATTGCTGAACCTGGGTTTGTAGTTCTAAATCCTACATTTTGGTTTGTAACGTCAACATATAAAGCAGGATCTGATGCTAATTGAGGACCTACTTTTAATATAGTTCCAGTAAAAGTTAAATTTGATTCAGCACTTAGAGTAGTACCTCCAGTTGCTGTAACTACTCCATCAATAACATTAGGTGAAATAGTTGGAAGAGGTCCTGTTGGTCCTACTGGTCCTGTTGGTCCTACTGCTGTTGAACCTGGACCTGTTGGTCCTATTGGTCCTGTTGAACCAAGAGGTCCTGTTGAACCTGTTGTTCCTTGAGTTCCTGTTGTACCTTGTGGTCCTGTTGGTCCTACTGGTCCTGTTGAACCTGTTGTTCCTTGTGGTCCTGTTGGTCCTATTGGTCCTGTTGAACCTGTTGTTCCTTGTGGTCCTGTTGGTCCTATTGGTCCTGTTGTTCCTGTTGTTCCTTGTGTACCTGTTGTTCCTTGTGCACCTGTAATTCCTTGAGGGCCTGAAGTTGCAGCAACCCAATTTAATTGGGTACCTGTAGAACTTAATACTTGACCTGCAGTACCTAAATCTCCATCTTTATCTTTTATACCATTATTATACAAGACATCCCCATCAAATGTTGATAATCCTGAAGAATTTACTTGAAAAATTGGAACACCTGAAATATCTGATGCTGCAAATACTGTCCCTGTTAAACTATCTGTTACTGAAAATAATTGACCTTGAGATCCTTGTACATCTAAAAGAGTACCACCTGAACCTGAAACCATAAGTTGGTTTCCATCCCAATTAAATTCTTTTGTCCTACTGCTGCATTACTACCATTAGCAGTTAATATAGCATCTGTACTAGTATCCCCTGTAATAGATGTAAATCCTGGTCCCGTTGTACCTGTTGTTCCTTGTGCACCTGTAATTCCTTGAGGGCCTGTTACACCTGTTTGACCTGTTGTTCCTTGTGGTCCTGTTGGACCAATAGGTCCCGTTGCTCCAGTTGTTCCTTGAGGGCCTGTTGAACCTGTGTTACCTTGTGTACCTGTTGTTCCTTGTGGTCCTGTTGGTCCTATTGGTCCTGTTGTACCTGTTGTACCTTGTGTACCTGTTGTACCTTGTGTTCCAGTTGTACCTTGGGTACCAGTTGTTCCTTGAGTTCCTGTTGTTCCTTGTGGTCCTGTTGGTCCTATAGGTCCTGTAGAACCTGTTGTACCTTGAGTACCAGTTGTTCCTTGTGGTCCTGTTGTTCCTTGAGCACCAGTTTCTCCTTGTGCACCAGTAGTTCCTTGAGTTCCTGTTGTTCCTTGTGGTCCTGTTGTACCTGTTGTGCCTTGAGTTCCTGTTGTTCCTTGTGGTCCTGTTG